ATTCTTCTCCCCCAAAAACTGATATTGACTCTGTTTCTGGATATATCTTATTTGGGATTAAAGTTTCATAATCATTTGCAGACAATGCTCTATTTTGTGATGCATAAATTCTTGGAGCATATCTTTTGATTGATTCGACAGATTCAATATTTTGCCCCCCTTGAGAACTAACCCCAGTGGTTAACAATGATATTCCCGAAGTTACATTATAATCTATACCATTCCTTGTATAAGATAATCTTCCCGAAAAGTTAAATTGAGATATACCATTTGCAGCATCTCCATTTGATGTAATATAGTTAATTTCAATATAATTATTATTTTCTAATTTTTTACCAAATAAAACACCATCGCCAAAAATTAATTCATATCTTTCATCTTCAATTTCTTGAAGATAATAAACTTTAGACTCTTTATTTACATCAAAAACATTATCCTGTAGTCTATATTTAACGGAAGAAGAATCTGTGACTGTATCTCTTATTCTTACTGAAATTAATTCAGTATCAATTCCAGAATTTGGTAATATAAATCTTTGATTTGGAATGTTTGAATTGTAAGTAAAATTAGTTGATAATAATATTCCCTCATAGATTTTAATATCATTAAATTCTGCAATATTATTTACAACGGGAACTGTAATATCATCTAAAATTGAAAATACAAAAGACTGACTTCCAAAACTGCCGGGGGTACTTGCTACGGATCCTTTTTTTAATGTTAATGAAGCAATTCTATTTCCATCAGGTAAACTTGATGTATTAACAAAAAATGATATAGTAGCAATTGCTGCTTTTCTTGATCTTGGAATATAACCTATATTTCTTGCTAGTGCGACAACATTCTCTCTTAAAGTAGCACTATCAATAAACACTTCATTTGCAACCATATTTGCATTATATGAAGTGATATAGGTATTATATGCCAAAACATCAAGAATTGTTGAAAGATTAGATCCTTCAAAATCATAATCCGTAAAATTAGAATTAGATCTTAAATAATCTTTTATTGATGTTTTAATCTGGTCAAAATCCAGATTTGAAAAGTTTACTAATGGCATTTACCTAGTAGGTTGCAAGACGAACTGTAACTGTTGAGGTGGAACATCTATACCAACAATTCTATAAATGATAACAACATCAAATGAATTGTTATCAAAGTCTGGATTGGTTTGAACATCAATTAATCTCACTCTTGGTTCATAATTTGTAATAGAATTTCTTATTTCATCATTTATAATTGATGCAGAAATACCATCTATATTTTCAAATAAAGATCTAGTTACTCTAGATCCAAAATTTTCATTAAAAAATTTTTCTCCTGGTAGAGTAAATACAATATTACGAACTGAACGTGCAATTGCACTTTCATTTTTAAGGGCAATCAGGTCCGAATTCAGAGGGTTACTCTGAAATGTCATACTAATATCTTTGAATCCCTGACTTACCCTTTCTAGAGGCATCTTTGATTATAAATCTATCTTATTTATTCATTATTTTTGCGATTCATAAAGAGGTTCTGTTCCATATTCCCAGTCATCATAGTCATCATCATTGCGAATTTTTGAATGAATCTCATTTTGAAGCAAGAAATCGTGTTTTTTTGGAGTTAGATTGTCATTTGCAATCTCTCTTAGCATTTTTTGGTCCATTTTAGCTCCTGATTAGCGAAAATCAGAACTTTTTACGGGGTTGCTATCCCGAAAATGGGAAAAAATTATTTATTTTATGGTTTCCAATGATTATTTGGTTGCTCCCACCAAAAATGAAGGTCTTCTGTGTCGTCATCATAATACAAAGATACAAAATCACTCTTGAATTTGCTATGAATATTCTCACATAATGCTATAGTATGAACATTTGCCGTTGATATTGACTTAATTATGTCCATTATCCAGGTATAATTACCTCCACGAATCACTCCTGCTTCAATTAAAACAAATTTTTTCCACTTATTAGACCATTTTTTGAAATTTTCTTCAAATTCCACCTTATACTCATGTACATTTTCGTCAGGAAAGGGTACATTTACTGATTCTATATGAAAAATCTCTCCATTCATAGTCAATGAATGAGAGAGATGTTGTGTTACTATTGCAGAATAGTCAGGAGAGACCATTAAAAAACAAGTATCACTTGGATGAATGTTCAAGTTTGATACTTTAATTTTATAAATCATCTCCTGAATTAAAGATTTCTCTCTATCTTCTGAGATAAAGAGGAGTTTTTTCATTTACCTTGCCCGCGATACTTTTTCTTACGTCCATTACGAGATGTTGCACTCAATAGAGTCCTTGCAGAACGTCCTTGACGAGTCTTCTTCGGTGCTCCTGGTTCAAAAAGAGTCTTACTACTTCCACCTTTAGCCATAAATTTCCTCCATTTCTAAATCATTTGGATCAATGTCTTCTCCCGAGAAATAACGCTCTGAGAAGTCTTGTAAGATCTCACTACAATCTTCAGCGGTGAGATTCATATGTATTTTACGCCCTTTATAAAGAATATTATAAAGTCTTTCCATCAGATAATACGAGTTTTCTCATGTCCTACTCGAATACGAGGATCGCACCAGATATCAAAGCCTTCTTCTTTTGCATCAAGACAGAATGAAACGTCTTCGCCACACATATCTTGAACTGCACCAGATTCAAAGACTTGCATCTTTGGAGCAAACCAAGGATATTCAAGATTCTCAAAAACTCCTTTCTTAATCAGAACCCATCCAAATCCTGTATAATCAACTGTAAATGGTTTGCGGCGCTTGGAGATTGATTCAACAGTTTCGTGATTCATTACTCCACCATTCTTGCGGAAATCATCTTCTTCCAACCAGTGCGCGACAGAAGTTGTGTGACCATCCTCAGTTGCATACCAACCTGCGACAATCTCACGCTCTTCTCCTTCCTCTGGGAGAGCAACATCACAGAGTTGCCAGAATTTGTTAGAGTCAAAAACAATATCACTATCAATCCATAGTTGATAATCATATTGTAGTTTTCCATCCCAAGGAAGTTGTTTTGGACCACGAAGAACATTTGCTCCCAAACACTTACAACGGGCGAAATTGACCATTGAGGAGTAGTCTTGAGAAATCTGAATACTCATTCCATTCTGTACGAGATCAAAACAAAGTTGTACGAATGCTTTGAGAAAAATAAATGAACAACCTCTCCCAGGTAAACAAAAGACAATTGACTTGCCTTTCATTCGTTCTTTAATTGCTTCATAATCCCATTCTTGAGTTGATTGGGAACTTAATGGTGCCTTTGCTTTTACAGTGAATCCACGCGCCACGGATTAATCCTCCAATAAATGCTTATAAGTTTTGTTGTTTATAATATAAGAAATTGTAGAACGATGAACATTATACATTTCTCCTAGTTTAAGAGTTGTATATTTTCCAGAGTTATACAACTTTCTAATTTTTGACACTTGAGCATCTGACAATTTTGATGCTCCATTATTTTCTCCTTTTTGATTTCCTGTGTAGCATCTTCCTTTTTTAACTTTATCCCTTACATTATCGAGATTTGTTCCTGCGAATAAATGTAGTGGATTTACACATTTGCGGTTATCGCACTTATGTAAGCAGTGAAGTTTATTCAAGGGTTCCGCATAATAAATTTCATAAGATGCTCTATGTGCTTTTAACGATTTATTCTCATTAGATAAAATACCATATCCATAAGCATCAATTGCCCCCTTCCATTCCCAACAAGAATTTTCGTCAAGAATCTCTGGCAATTTATCGTGAAACTTTTCCAATAAATTCATAAAGTTAAATTAACCTTCATATCAATTTTATCGTCCTATTTAGTCTTTGTCAAATATCGTTAATATGAAGAGTTTAATACTACTGCTTTATTTGTAAAGACTTCCTCATATTCTAAATCTTTTAATGAAATATTTGCACCTAACAAATCAACCATTCTGTGTAACATCTCCCAGGTCTCAGAAAATTTTTCCTCTGATAAACTGTGATAAATGCACTGACCCTTTGCATAAATGTGATATATTTTTTCTAATTTATCCATAAAATTTTTCCGAAAATTTTTTTATTTCGTCATCGCATTATATATCAATACTATCAGAAATCCTAGCGGGACGCCAAAAATTCTCAGCATTTTCCCTGGATAGCGTATCAACCATCCCGCAAAAACTACCTTCCAGAAATTCCAATATGGGCGACTTTTATTGCCTCGGCGGGGGGTTTTCAATCCTTTCATACTTCCGGAAAAATTTTATGAGATTGATAATTAGCTCTCGATTTGTCACCTCTGTAGGTTAGGGACTTATCGATTTTTATAAACGGGGGCAACGCCCGCTATAAACAATTAACAATAAAAACAAATAACTGCTATAACGAATAAAGAACTGATGACGAATAAGTATTTTATTCGTGCAAAATGTTATAAACTCCCAGTGATTGTGCTACTTTATAGACAACAAACACTATAAAATATACGAAAGCGCCCACGAATGATATAAAGAACTGTGCTATTGTATTGTAATAGATCAAAGATCGCACAGTTCTTTATATCAACGAACACTATAATACTATAAAACACACGAAAGGTATAAACAATCTGCCCTACTTACGTGTGTTATACGATTTTAATGGTGCTATGTAATAATAATTACCAAGAGACAGAGAGATCTTCTACATAACTCTCAACCTTTTCACTAGGTTCAAGTTGAAAGAGTTTATTCCAATCTAACTGATGAGGATTAAAATCGCTCATCACTTCTAATTCTAACGTGATACGATAACGCTGCTTTTGTGCCGATAGATAAGAGTTCATAGTAGTACGTAGAGGGATTAGAACGAACTGATACTATTCTAACACTGATGTTCTGACCTGTCAACAACACGCATCACGAAGATTTGCACTATAAAACTACCCCTTCATATAAAGAATTTATCAAGGAGTAAACTAATACTATTATACACGAATGATTTATAACTGTCAACAACTTTTTCAGTCGGTCTATAAAGATCTGAACGAAACTTATCTAATCACGAATGAATTTCAAATTGCATTCTATAAAGTTCTATTAGAGAAGAATCTATACGAAACTTATCTAATCACGAATGAATTGACATTCTTATTCAGGTGTGATATGATATTATGAATTCGCATACGAAACTTATCTAATCACGAATGAATTTCGAATTAGATTGTATGAGTTAATGCTAATTCAGAAATGCTACGAAAAGCATCTAATCACGAATGAGTTTGATATTCTTCATCGGGCATTCGGCACATCGGGAAATCTTATGTTAAACCCTGTTCGCCTTATTATATAAGCGTTTTCAGTTGTGTTTTGACTGTTTTCTTCTGTCAGTTTGTTACCTTATGACCCCGTAGGATAAGTTCAAGTGCTGCTCTGTGAATCAAATAGTCGTTTTATTTATACAAGTTATTTTGAGTTTTGTGAATTGATGTTATAAAACTCTCACAATACTCTGATTTGGGAGTATTGCGTCTATCAGTGCTGTGTGATATTATAAGCGTGCTGTGGGGGCATATAGAAGGGTCTGGGAGTGTTTATAGGTATTACAATCTATCTTTGTATTTCTTATGAATCCTCCCTCCCTCATACCGCCCTAGAAGTCTACAGCAAAAACATTGAGACTCATAAGACATTGTGCCACTTTTTGATGTGGTCTGTGTCTTATGAGTCTTATGTATGAGTATAAAAAATAGCACAGAATTGGCGTTCTGTGCTATTTTGATGTGTTTTTGCTGTGTTATGTGAATATAGCGGTAGTGTTTTATAACGCTGTGGCGGTTTTTAAAGTGTCTCCGGGTGCTTGACAAATCGGCGGAAGTGTGATACAATGCGGGCCAAGATCACAAGGTCTGAGAGCATTTATAAGCACATTTACAAGGTCTGAGAGCATTTATAAGCACATTTACAAGGTCTGAGTACATTTATAAGGTCATAAAGGTCTGAGAGCATTTATAAGCACATTTATAAGATCGGACATTTATAAGCACATTTATAAGATCGGACATTTATAAGCACATTTACAAGGTCTGAGAGCATTTATAAGCACATTTACAAGGTCTGAGAGCATTATCGATCATCAAATTGTCATCGAATCAAAACATTCATATACATTTATTTACACCTTTTTTAATATAACGAAATCATAAACTCTTGAATAAGATAATCAACTGTAATCTCTAAGGAACTCGCTTTCCTTTCTAATTCCATTGCATATTCATCAGCAAACGTTTCATCTTCGTGCTGACAGAAAAGATCAAGAGTTGAATCGTTCATTTGATTTTGCAAATTGC